ATAAAGAGCTTTAGGCCAAGGCCCATTTAAAGTCTTTAAACCAATCATTTGATAATCTTCTACTGCAAGAATAGAGATTGGGTAGTCCAAGCCACCATTGACAATGGGTACACCATTACTATTTGTATTAATGCGTACAAATGCTGAATCAATACTTAATGGTCTTTGATAATAAGCTGTAATTGTTGTAGAGCTTACATTTTGATAAATATTGATTTGATAAGTTCCTGCTTCATTGACGTTATTGCCTGCGCCTGTGAGCATTTTTTCAATAGTTGTTCCTGATGTAATTCCTGTACCACTTAAAGTTTGACCTACATTAATTGCGCCTGAATTTATGCTAGTAACTGTCAAAATATTGCCTGCAATTGATCCTGTAAAACTTGCATTTATATCGCCAGTAGGGCCAATCGTATATTGAGTTTGTCCTGCAACAATAGGGAACACGATTTCATTTTTATAGAACACCATCATTTCTTCGTTTGACCATTGATCTACAAGGTCATTAAGCATATCAAAAGCATCTTGAGCGGCATCTGCGCTAGGTGCTTCACCAGCTTCTAATGCGCCTATGTCTTTTAATGCTCTAGAAACAATGTCATAAGGTGTGGTCATTTTACATTCCTACTTTAAATACTTGAGGCTGCCAAGGTGGCACAACTTTGTTTTCTAATGCTTCTAATTGTTCTTCTAAACGAGCAGTAATATGACATTTGCCATCTTTTTGTGCTTCTTGTTTAATCCAACTTGCAACCATTTCTTCTGTTACTTTATCAAATTCAATCTTAGCACTAGGACAATCAAAATACCAATTACCTTCAGTTTCTACTGATTTATCTTCGTTTGATGCTGTAACGTGATAACGAACATGAGTAATTACACCATCTTTAGCAGAAACTTCTAGGATTTTCCAAGTAAACATTATTTAATAGCGTTCTCAAATGGAGTTAAATCATTAGAACCGTAATATTCTGCACCCTTAACAATTTGAATTTTCAAATGCTCGACATTGCGCTTAACTGTATCTGCCCAATCTTCATCAGTCATATCTTCAGGCTTGCCAGCTTGCAAAAGAGCTACAGAATCCATAGCTGCTTTATAGTCTTGTGCTACTTGTTGTTCTTTAGTTAGTTCCATTTTTATGCTCCTAATTTAGCTTTGAGTGCGTTTACTTCTGCGGTTAATTCTTGAATTGCGCCAACAAGGTAAGGAATCAAATTGGGTGTTAAACCTAAAAGTTTATCTGTACCAGTAATTTCTTTTTCTTCTGCGCTTGCAGCGTGTTCAACAATTTGGTCAGGCAATACTTGTTGATATTCTTGTGCAATGAATGAAATATCTTTTTTCTTATCGCCAGTTTTGTAATTGAATGAAACTGGGCGCAATTTAGAAATAATGTCTAAATTACCTGTAAGTGTTTCAACATTTTCTTTAATGCGTTGGTCAGAAGTAATAGACCAAAGAGTAGAGTTATTGCCTTGATAAAGAGCGCCATTATTAGCTGAACCAGCCGTAATAAATCCTGTTCCCACTCCTTTTCCAGTTGCGCTATTAGGGCTAATGACTAATTCATAATTATCGCTTGCAGCGTTTAATTGTGCGCTTGCGCCAATAACAATATTTGCAATACCAGTTGTTGCTGAACTTGCAGCACCAGCACCTAAATAAACATTGTATGTGCCTGTTGTTGTGTTATACCCAGCTTGATAACCTACTGCGGTGTTATTAGATGCGGTGGTATTTTGTGCTAATGCCCCTGTTCCTACACCCACATTGTTAGAGCCTGTTGTGTTAAAACGCATCGCACCATAACCACTAGCATCTTGTGTTCCTACTGCTGTGTTATATATGCCTGTTGTATTTGAGCTTAAAGAACCTTGACCTACGGCAGTAAAGTAACCAGCAGTAGCGGATTGACCAGCAAAAGCACCAACCGCTGTAAAACTTACTCCTGTTGAGTTTGCATTTCCAGCGTTATATCCAATAGCAGTTCCATAGCCAGTAGTGTTTGAACCTAAAGCATTTACACCAAAAGCAGTTGCATAAGTTTGGCTACCACCACCTTTACCAACAGTAAGACCGTTAATAGAAGCATCTACTGTGTCTGTCTGTTGACCTGTAAAAGTCTGGGCAGCTAAAGTTGCTAAAGTGCTATTTACGGCTGGAACGTTGAGAGAGAAGTTAGAGCTAGGATTAGAACCAACTAAGGCTACTTGCCCACCTGCTGTTGCTTGAAAGACTAATTGACCCATGATTTTTTCCTATGGTGCTATATAAATTGTAGAAGCGGTTAATGCTCCTGTTGATGGATGATATTTTAACTTAGTTGAGCTTGTTTTTAAACCTGTATTGCCTGATGATGCGCTGACAAAAGTAACGTAATAATCGCTATTTGTTGTTGTATCGTCAGTAATAGCAATATTTGTAGCGTTAGTTGCTGTTGTAGCTGTGGTAGCAGTTGTAGCTGATCCTGCGCTACCATCAATATTTGTGCCTGTTAGACTAATTGATCCGCTTGCACGATTTAAAGCTATAGCAGTAGTGCCAATATAAACAGTAGAATTGCCTAAAACACCACTTGGAATCGTTCCTGATAGATTTCCAGCAGTTAAACTTGTTAGCGATGCGCCTGATCCGCTAAACCCTGTAGCTGTAAAAATGCCTGTAGAAGGGTTGTATTGGAGCTTAGTAGAGCTTGTATATTCCGTTGATAGGTTTCCGCTTGTTTGATTTGCAAACAAGGGATAACGAGTGCTATTTGTAGTGGTGTCATCAGTTACAGTTGCATAAGACGTTGGGGTAGTCCAAGTAGGAGTTCCTGTGCCTGCTGAAGTTAATACTTGACCTGTTGTGCCAGCAGCAGTAAAGCCTGTTGTACTTGAAGCAGATTGCCAAGGAATAGCTCCGGCAACGCCACCAGCTAGATTAGTAGAAGTCGTAGCTGTTGTGGCAGAACCTACTGAAAGCGTACTTTGCGCTACATATTGTGGTGCTGTTCCGCTAGACGTTAATACATAGTTTGCAGAGCCAATTCCTAAGAATGTTGTTGCGCCAGAGCCTGATTGATAAGGTAAAGAGCCTGCTAAACCACCAGCTACGTTTGTTGCTGTTGTAGCACTAGCTACTGCGCCACTTACGATTGATCCTGATATTGATGTAATCCAGCTAGGATTTGAATAGCTACCAGTTGTATATACGCCATTCGTGACTGTTGCAGCGTTACCTGAAATGCTAATACCCCATGTGCCACTTGCGTTTGTGCCTGATGTGCTAGGTGCGCCAATCGTGTTATATGAAATTGTAGGCGCTGTAGAGCCGTTATAAGTTACAGGTGAAGCACTGCCTGTGCCAGAACTATTAAATGTAATGCTATTCATTACAGAGCTTGCAGTAGTTGCTGTTGTTGCAGTTGCAGCATTTCCACCAATGCTTAATCCTGATGCTGTTCCTGTTAACCCAGTTCCAGCACCGCTAAAACTGCTATTAGCAGTAATGGTAGTACCAGTAATAGCTGAAGCAGTAGAAGCTCCAATAGTTGTTCCATTAATTGATCCCCCTGTAATTGCTACGCTATTGGCATTTTGCGTTGACATTGTGCCAAGACCGCTTACTTGCGTATTTGAGATGGCAATAGATGTGTTTGTTACGCTGGTTACTTGACCTTGAGCATTAGTTACAAATACAGGAACAGAGCTTGCAGAGCCGTATGTGCCTGCTGTGCCTACGTTTGTAATGCTAAATGTATTGCTACTAAGGGTTAACCCTGTGCCTGCAAAGTAAGTCGCAGAGCCTGAGAATTGCACCCAAGGCATAGCTGTGACATTAATTGTGCCTGTTTGTGTTGCTGTGCAAACCCAACCTGTATCTGCTTGACCACCATTTAAAACGACTGTGTATGCGCCTGGCACTTCTGACCAGACATCCATATCTGTAGATCGAGTCCAAGTGCTTGCAGATGCAATATAGATGCCGTTATATTGGCTAGAGCCTTGATTTTTGACAAGAACACGATCACCAGCTAGGGTTGTATAGCCATCAATCGTTTGAAGCCCTGAAAGCGTGATATTGACTGTTGTAGCGACTGCACAAGCAGCTTTAGGGCCAAGACCCTGCGCTACAGTATCAACATAAAACTTATTAGCAATGTCAGTATTAGAGCTAGGTGTAGTGCTAATCTGACCTGTAGTTGCTGATACATTAGTAAAAACCCCAGTAGATGGGGTAGTCGCACCAATAATAGTGCTATCAATCGTACTATTTGTAATGGTTAACCCTGATTGAACAGGGTTAGTAGTAGCGTAAAAGGGCATATTCTGCCCTATAAACGTATTAAACGACCCATCCAAGTTA